GCTCTCTACTTTTCTACTTTCATCTTCTACTTTTGAGCGGTTGCGCTTAGCCTCGCGAGCTCTATCTAAGCCTTCTTTGACCGCTTGGCTCACATTGTAGCTGCGCTTCTTTGGTGCGGCTTCCTCGCCTTGCTTTTTATCTGCACCTCCAAGAGTTGAGAGGTGGCTGGTGAGGCGTGGTGAGTAGAAGTACTCTACTCCATCCTCATCGGTGGCGATCTCAAACAGACCGAAGTCCTCAATAGTGGATCGCACGACTTCCGCCCTTGGTCGCTTTGGCAGGATGTTCGCCAGGCGCTTGGCATTGTTTGGATAAGTGTACCCGTCTTCATCTTGCTGTGCGAGCTTTAGGAGGAGGGCGGTGTAGATGCCCCAGCCCGCCATCCCATGCTCTGCAGTCAGTGCTTCTATCTTAGCGTCCTGCATGGCGAAGATGTCGAGGGGTATGTATTTATGCTTACACATATTCTGGGAGTGTGAAGTAGGTAGAATTGAGTGTGTGCCCAGAGATCAGTAGACCTTCTTGATAGAGGTCCAGCAGGATAGGGCGGAGAGTATCGAAGTCATAGCCGACTACCGAGGATAGTTGCTCTTTAAGTACGATCAGCGGTAGCCGTCTTTCTTCCTTTCGTAGCTGGAGGTGTCGCTGTATCGCTCCTATCACCTCGCGTCGGTCTATCTTCCTCATTGCTTTACTTCCTGCGCTCTACGAGCTTTCTCTTCCTTGAGCAGGATGAGCTTGTCTGCCGTGTCTCCAGCCTTCACGGCGAAGTAGCGGACCCGCTTATTTCGAGCGCGCATCTTATTCGTTAGGAAGGAGAGATACAGCTGGTGGTTATGGATGTGCTGGTCTAAATCTTGATCGCTGAGCCGTCTGAATCGTAGCTCGTCTATGTTGCGTTGCTTCATATAGTGGTTACTTCTGTCTTGTCATCTTCTGCTCTCTGCGTAGGCACTCTGCATACGCATCTATGTCGAGGATGAGGGTAAAGCGCTCATCCTGCAGGAAGGCGCTTGGGTACTTTTCTATTCTGGAGTTCAGTGCGCCACGAGACTTAATACCGAGGAAGCCGAGCACCTTGTCACGACCTGCGATATATCTCTCGGTGGGCTTTGCTATCTCCGTGTGCTTGCTTAGTGCCTCGCACACCGCAGATGAGATGAGAGCCTTGAGCTCTCCTTGGCTGAGGATGATTGCCGTGTCCATATCTATGTATCTATTGAGGCTCGTTCGAGGTGGCGTGTGAGCTTCCTCGCCATGAGCTTTGCATTGCGTATCGCATTCTGCCACTTGAGGTCCTTCGGGCTATTCTCGTAGCCCTTAGTACCAAGTATCCGTAGCGTCCTTGCGATCACCACTGCATCGGTGTTGGAAATCTGTATCATTGGAGTTGTTGTATTTTGGAGATTGTCTACTTTGTAGCGCGCCTTGCCCTCTCGGGTTTGTCGCGCTTAGATCGTTCATTCATTCATTAGTAAACCAGCTACACCCTCACGGGCTGGCTGGACAACAATAAGAGTATGTTACACAGCCTTACGACCGTGGTGGGGTGACCGCCCAAATAGCGGTCTATTGTTCTACTTTGGTCGGTGCGCCTCCTAGCTGATGAAGACATAAGTAGTGTCAGAGGGCCTGCGCCCGACGCACCGACGTATTGCGTACTTTTTGTGAGGCCTTGCTCTCCCGAGTTTGCCCTCACGCTCTAATAAACATATCAAATCACATGGAAACAAAAAAACGTTGTGGGAGCGGGAGAGCCTCTAAATTGACCGCCCGCACCACGGATTGAAGAAAAGAGAATCTATCCGCTAATGTTGTCTGCCGTAGCGCTCGATAGCTCGCCACGTATAGACGGTGATGCCGAGGAGGAGAACACCTGCGAGCTTCTTGATGAGGAACTCCGAGGTGCTCACTGCTGTCATTGTTGGGTGGTCAGTGTCTGAGACTATCAGCATAAAGCCGAGGAAGCCCAAGGCGAAAAGTGCGCCTGCAACCAGATAGGCAAGCGCTATTCCTATTCTATTCATAGCCTTATTATTTGTAGTTACTAATGTGTAGTCAGGAGGATTGCGATCCTCGGGTATTCCGTGCCTTCCACGGCTTCGCTCTGTGCGCAATAGGCCACAGACTAACTACAATGGGTTAATCACGCGCGGGCCTTGCACCCGCAGATTATCTGTATTCGCCATTGTTTGTATCAAGTATGTCAAAGATCGCTGTCGCTGGAGGGCTTAGCCTTCGATGGCTTTTAGCAGCTCAGGCGCTCGTCGAGTATGTCGGTAGACCTTGTTCTTGCAACATTGGTACTTTATCATGAGCGCTTGAGTAATCTGCTCCTTGCCGTAGCCCTGGCTCTCCAACTCAAGTTGATCCTTATACATCTTTATGGATAGCTCGTTTTGCTTCTCCTTGAAGGATTTAGGAACTTTGAATCGTGCCATTGCTTCGTATTGTCAGAATATCTTAACTTTGTTTCGTGACCTGTTCATTTCTTCGGTCACTTTGTGGTTCACTCTTGAACTACACTGCAAATATAGGAACAATTTTGTTCATACGCAAACGTTATTGTTCTCGCTTTCGTATGGCACGCAATATAAAGGCTAACACATCGCTGAATATCAGCAAGTTAATAGAATATAAAAAATTTCCATCCGATGCAGAATTCGCTCGGTTTGTAGGCGTATCTCCTGCGCTTGTCAGCAGATGGCGCAAAAGAAACTCCTATGACGTTGACAAAATTGTAGATGCCTTCCCCGAAGTATCTATCCCGTGGCTTCTCTCTGGTGAGGGCGAGATGCTCAAAGCCGATACACCCATCGCGCAGACCTCCCCAGAGAGCAGCGTACGCCCCCTCGTGAGTAGCGACCGAGATTGGGTGGAGATACCTCTTGTGCCGCACCGCGCGAAGGCGGGAGCATTGTCGGGCTTCGGAGATCCATGCTGGGAAGAAGACAAGCAGACGATGCCCGTGCTGATCGACAAGAGGCTGAAAGGAGATTACCTGCTCTTTGAAGTATCTGGCGACAGTATGGACGACGGCACCAGTACAGCGTTTCTCGATGGTGACGTGCTACTCTGCCGTGTCCTTCCTAAAAGCGACTGGCAGTATGGTATAAAGAAGCGCGGGGAAACCTACTGCGTCGTGGCCACAGATGCCGAGGGCATAGTGCTCAAGGAGGTTGTAAACCACGACAAGGCAACCAACGAGATCACGTGCCATTCGCTCAATAGCCAATACAAGGACTATTCAGTGAAGCTCGATGATGTGCAGGGTATCTTCTACGTGGAAGAGCTCATAAAGCGCAGGTTCTAATACATGGCATTATTTACCTAAAATAGACTCACTATGAAGAGAACAGAAACCCTTGCATCCGTAGACCGCAAGAAATTCGTCCGAGACAGCTTCGACCAAAACGACAAGACACGACAAGCCGCTGATACTGCCAATATATGGGGCTTCGTCTTGGTGTTTGTTGCTGTAGGCCTCCTATTCATCGGGTTTATAAACTCCTACGAAATCAATAGAGAGATAGACTACATCATCGCGTATTCGCTCGGTCTCTCCTCATCTATCGCCATGAGTATAGCCTGCTTCCAAAGAGCGCCAAAACTACGACGCACGGCCGACAGCCTCGACTACCAACTTATGGCGGCCTTCCCTGACTGGCAGGATCTCCTCAAGGAGGCCTGCGAAGAAGACCAGAAGTAATTCGCAAAACTACAGACCTATGAAGCATCTATACTCAGTATTCGCAGCACTACTGCTCATCTTTCTATCCTCTATAGCAGGCTTTGCACAGCGCAACAACGCTAAGCCAAAAAGCGTTATCACCCGAACAATAGTAGGGTGCACCCTTGGAGAGACCACGCTGGAGCAGATAAAGGAAAATGTTCAAGCACAAGGAGGGACGATTGAAAGCATCACAGATGACCCTGAGGGGCCAAGGATGAAAACAATGGTTGTTAGCGGTATGAGGTTTTGGGGTGAGACCCGAGATAAGATTATGATGAAAACGGTTGACAGCATCCTCTACTTTGTGATCATATTGATACCTGACAAGGCCGAAGCAGACCGACTGAAAAATAGTCTTATCCTTAAATACAGAGGCTGGGAGGACAATATGAATACACCATCAAAACCTTATGAGGGAAGCTATGTAGACTCTCGATCTACAATCGTGCTATCCTATACGAATGATGAACCAGAGTATAGTCAAAAGTTTAAGTATGCAATGCTTATGTATGTAGACAACGCTCTACTTAACAAAGCAAGAGAGATAGAGAGCTCCGACCTATAGAATAGTAGCCCCATTATACTTCATACAGTTGTTGCAGATTATACAACGACTCACACCAAAACCATTTCGTTGGCTTCAACGAAATGGTTTTACAATAAAATACGACACAACATGCTACCCATACGACGTACCTGTCACTTCCTTCTCGACAAGCAGAAAGGTTGGAAGGCTCTACAAGTCCGCTACCGCATCCGCTACGGAGGTGGCAGTGGCTATATCACCAGTGTGTATGTAGGCTACCGCGTCGAGCCAGACAAGTGGAGTGCTGAGTCGGAGCGGTGCATGAAGAATACGACGCACGGAGATAGACGTACACCAGCTGCTATGATAAACCGCGCACTGCAGTACACGGAGGAAGCTATTGAGAGTGCGTTTAACTACTTCGAGAAGGAAGAGCGACTGCCCACTCCCGAGGAGCTAAAGTCAAAGTATAACGAGTACCTCGGTGAAGCTCTGGGAACGACCAAAGAAGCCCCCGCAAAGGCGAGCCCAGAGGACAAGCGCAAGTTAGTAGCACTCATAGACCTATTTGTCGAAGCTGAGAGCGGGAGACGAAGCTGGAGCGAACGCCACCTGGCTAACATACGCACCGCACGTATGCACATAGCAGACTATTCGCAGACGGCTACGCTGGAGGATATTGACGAGAAGTGGGTGGCGGACTTCATTACACACCTAACAGCGAAGCGTGGGCTTCTCAATGGCTCAGTAGACAAGACTCTCCGCATCCTCAAGAGCGCTCTCTATTGGGCTCAGGGGCAGGGCCTGTACGAAAAGGCTTACCGACGCTTCTTTGACGTACGCCTCAAGGGTATCGACAGCAACCGAGCCGAGATATATCTCACGTGGGAGGAATTGAGCCGACTTATGGAGGTAGAGCTACGCCTGCACTCAGAGAAGATAGCACGTGACCTCTTCTGCTTCCTTTGCTTCACTGGCCTGCGGTACTCGGACTTGAAGAAGCTGACACACGACAACATCACAGAGAGGAGTATCCGATACTACGCACAGAAGACGGACCAGCTAATCGAAGTGGACATAAACGACCACGCCCGCACTATCCTCAATAAGTATAAAGGTGAGGAGAAGCCACTACCAGCAATGGCAGAGCAACGCCTAAACAGAGCGATCAAAAGCGTGTGCAAGCAGGCTGGCATAGACGAACCCGTCACACGCCTGCGATATTCTGGTCGCCAGCGCATCGAGGAGTCGCTACCGAAGTATGAGGTCGTGACCTCGCATATAGGACGCCATACCTTTGTTGTGCAGGCTCTCACCCTTGGCATCCCTTCCGAGGTCATCCGCAAATACACTGGACATAAGACCGAAGCAACGATGCGGCCGTACATCGCAATCGCAGATACCCTCAAAGCGCAGGAGATGGAAAAGTTCAACCGTCCGCTGCTATCCTCACAACGGACGCTTAGCGGACGGAAAGAGGCATCATCTAATGAACTTTAATTACGCTTAAATGTATAGGGGAGGCAGGTAGATCACGTATGTAATAACGGCCTGCGTACCTACGCACACATTTAGCGGACAATTAGCGTATCCTGCTCGGGGGTACACCCACTATCGTCACGCCCCACCATCCCACAGCGGATGGTGGGGCGTGACGCTTATATCCCTACCGCCCAATCGGAGGAAGAGGCAATTCACTCCACTATTCCTTNCCCACTATCGTCACGCCCCACCATCCCACAGCGGATGGTGGGGCGTGACGCTTATATCCCTACCGCNAAAAGCAACCAGTACTGGTCGGCGATCAGACCACTACTGGTCACGACGCGAAGTAGTACTGGTCACTATTGCTTACCAGTACTGGTCTGCTCAGCGACCAGTACTGGTTCATTTTATCTCCTCTACAGCTTCGCACTAATCGTATAATAATAAGGATGTTTGCTTCACCCTAAAAAGCGCCCCTTCTCTCCGAAGACCATACACTCTACTGGTGCGTGCAGTCAAGGCAATATCTCCCATCACCTCAGAGAGTAATCCGAAGCTAAAACCTTAATCCACTCCTCTTTACCGTAGATTCTCCTTGGT